AATCCCTCCAACTTACTTAATAATGGAAATAAAATTTCATGTTGGTCGATTAACAATCTATCCATTCCTGCTAATTCTTCAATAATAGTTTCTAGTGGTTTTTCCCAATCAATATTTTCTTCTCGGTTAGGCAATAACTTATAAATAAGATTAGTAATCTTTTTTAACTCTTTTACTATTGCCCCATTGTCTATTTCAACATTATATTTTATAACCATGTCGATAGAATCTCCTTCCTTCTGGATAAGATTCCATTATCGTGCCCATAGTAGATTGCATAATTCCTTCATCATTAGGAAGTCTACGCTTATATAATCTCTGCAAATGGAAACCTTTTCTTTCATAATCTTTTTGTATTGTCAAAATCTTTGACATATGATTAGCCTGAGAAGTAAATTTAAAATCAGAACCACTATACTTCATTCTTATATTTTCTACACTAGCTAATTGCTGTCCCATCCATTCAACAATCATATAGGTAGATAGTACATTAATCTCTTCCGCGGTTAATGAAACATTAAAATTCCCACCGCTAAAAATGATAGCCTTTACAGGTTTATCGTCGCTTTCTATCCCACAGTAAGTATCTTCATCAATGATTTCATCTAAATCATAATCATTGATATTAACACGCGGAAATTCAAAATAAGGTATTGCGGAAATTAACAAATCCTCTAATAATCTAAAGGTTTCAAGTTCCGTTAATTCCATATACATATCGTCCGTAACCTTGGATAGAAAGCTATCATAAACTTTAGAAAAAGGTGTCTTATTTGAGCTTGTACTTGTCATAATACACCTCCTATATTTTTACTTTATTTCAGTTACGACTTTATACTTTGGAGCAGAAGTCTTACGCTGCGGACCTGTAGGTGTCTGAACACTTGAAGCTGAATTTGAAGATTCCTGACCAGGCACTGCCGCCTTACGAACCTTTTTAGCCTCTGCCTCTTTCTTATCCGCCTCTTCTGCATACTTATTATTCTTAATAGCATTATCTGGACTAAATCCTGTCTTTTCAAAGATTAACTCTCTCTTGTCCATATCATTAAGTTTAATTTGAACAGCCATATTCTTAACAACTTCAATTACTCCTTTAGGAGCGAAAGTTAAGCAGTCATCAAGTTGGTCAACAGTTCCTTTTACTAACAAATTCTGAATATCTGCATCTGTATAGTAATACTCTGGTTCAACATCGCCAATAAGCTCGGAAACCGCATCTTCATTAAACATAATTAAATAATTCTTTAACAAATAATCTCCGCCAGGTTGATAAGAGAGTTTTCTCAATTCATCCATTGTAATTTTCTTACTCTCACCTGGAGCAAAATTTCTTCTTAGTCCATTCATTTCTGGAATACTATATCCAGTACTTCCATTATTTCTGTTTGTAACAGTAACGATTGTATTATCTTCCAACATAATTTTATCTCCTTTTATCTCCTATAAAAAAACTGGGGATAAGCGAATTATCCCCAGTGTAATAATCCTCTTACAATATAGAATTATTAAATTTATTTTGTCAAACTAGTGTTCTGATATACACAAATATCATTAGTAATCATGGCACCTACGCCGACTTTCTGATAGATGTGTGTAGTAGTTGACCAGTCTTCGTTCTGAGTTTCTCTCATGTGAGCAGTTCCTTCAAAAGCAACTTTCACAGGTTTCTCAGCTCCACCAGGAATAATCCAAGCGTATGAAGGGTCAATAACCTTAACACTGTTTGTTTCATCCTCATAAGATTGCTGTAATACTACAACTCGATGTCCCTTATAGTTACCAAGATAACCATTGTTCCATCTTGTATTTCTCATTTCATCAGAAATCCAACCTTCAGCAGGTAACATTGTAGCAGCAAAATCAAAAGTACAATAAATTGTAGCTTGACCATAAGAATCAGCAACTGCCAATAACTTATCCATAGCAGCTTCATCAAATTTATTATCAGTGTGCTTATTAGCAGACTGTAAATTAGATACAGAAGCAATCAAAGCCTTTTCGATTTCAAGATAAATCTTTTCATCTAAAGTTTCAAGTACAATATCAAGAACATCTGACATCTGAACTCTACCATCAAGATACTCCTCGAAAGGAATATTAGCAGCTCCACCAAATGCGCTTGTAGCTACTTCGTAACTCTTACCATCTAACTTGAATACTTCATAAGCACCTGCTAAACCAACTTTAGTGATGAACTGTTTAGCACGTCTACGAGAAGCTTCAGTAATTCTCTGTACGAATACAGGTTTATCACCCTGAGCGAAAGTCTTAATTTCAGCAAACTGTCCGTACTGCTCTAATACTTTCTTAGGTAATACATCATTGATAACTTCTTCCATAAGAGCGTAAGCCTGTTTTGGATTATCCTGATGTAATTTATTCAATTCTTGAGAAAATGTCTCATTTAAAGTTGTATATGTGAACTTATCTTCGCCCCAAGAGTAAGCTGTAGGAGCAGAAGGGTTCGCATTAACAACAATTTTTCCTAATGCTAATAACTCATTATAAGTCATGTCTGTTCTCCTCCTTATTTAGTTCTCATCAACTTAACAGCTGGCTGACCATCTGCCATAGTATAAACTTTAACTACAGTTAATTCAAAATCACCAGTACCAATATTCAAGAATCCACTTGCATCTGGAGTTAATACATCTCCTTCTTTCAATTCGATTCCTTCATATTCTTCTCTATACTTACCAGCAGCACCTACTGCATTAGTCGTATAAATATCACCAATATTAATCTTAACCAATCTTGGTGTCATTTCTTTATCTGTGAAAGCATCAGCCTTCATAGCATAATCTTTATAAGTTTCATTATAGGTGTCGCCATATAACTTCACTTCATTGAAAACCATATACCATTCGCCAACGCCTGTGAAATTAACTTCACCGTTAGGAATGTCATATTTAGCAAACTGACCATTCTCTAATTGAGTAATAGCCTTAGCTGCAGGCAACTGTGCATGAATTTGTCCAGTTCTCTGCATAGACAAATGGTTTGGTTCAACTTGACCATAACCAATTCTCTTAATAACTGTTGCAGCCATCTATATGTCCTCCTATTTATTTTTATTCTGAGTGTTGCGACATGCCTGAACCCAAGCTGGCACATCATTCTCTACTGCTGAATTTAATGAATATGTTGTAACAGAACTCTGTGTTTCAGTTTTCTGCTCTGTTTCTTTAGTATCTTCAAAAGAAACTTTCTTTCTGAAACAAATTACAGAAAGTTTAGCTTCAATATCTTCCAAAGAATACTTTGATTTATTATCAATAACTTCCTTTTTATCTTCATCAGAAAGCATATAGAAACTATTGATTAAAGCGTCTTTCTTTTCATTATCAACATTATTTTTAAATTCTAAAAGACTCTGATAATCCTTCTCCATAGCAGAATACTTCTGCTCTAAAGCTGTGAATTTTTCTTCCAATAAAGTATATTTCTTATCTTTTTCTTTATCTTCATCATCATTGCCTTCACTATTATCAGAGGTATCTTTCTTCTCTTCTTCCTTATCATCTTTCTTTTCAAATTCGGTAGAAGAATTTGCATCTGTATTTACAGCTACATTCTCAGTAGATGAACCTTCTGTAAAATTTTGATTTTCATTACTAACATTTTGTTCATCTTTGCCCTGAGTAGCAGAAAAATCTCCTGTTGGAGCTGTTACTTGAGCGTTTTCTTCGACAGTAGCCTGAGTATTTACATTAGCCATTGTTTTTCCTCCTTGTAACGCAAATTTTAAATCTTGCATCATAGTAAATAATGTGTTTTTAAAATCATCATCAATTTTACTAAATGTCTTACTTACTTCTGGTTTAGTTACGCTAGAACCCTCAAAACAAGGCTCTACATCTTCACCTAAAATACATAATTTTGAGAATATCGCGTCATTTATTATGAAAAAATCAATACCTGTTTTTAAGTCTTGTGACCATTTTCCATCTAAAGTGTCATTATCCAACTCCATAGAATGCGGACGACCGTCGCCCTCAATAGCAAGTTTTGCTTCTTCATATTGACCTGTCCATAAATAACCAGTGGTCATTAAATATTCTCTAACGACTTTATTGCCAAAATCGTCTGTATCTTCAAAATTCTGAAACCACACTTCTGAATCTGGTGAAACAAAACCATAAGGTCTTGTCATACATTCAAATTTAATTCCATCCGCATCACAAGTAATGCGTTCTCCGTGGTCAGCGAAATCTTGTTTATCTTCTCTATACCAACCCACAATAGGAGCGCCACGCAAGGTTTTCGCCATTTCAGTAGCAACTTCTTTTGTTATAAAACTTCTATTTCTATTCTGTCCTACATATAATACTTTAATTTCGCATTTAGACATTAAAGGATTTATGTCCAAAGGTTGTAGATTGATAAATTCTGGATTGTCAATAGTGGCAATACTCATTCTTGACATCAATCATATCCTCCTTTAATTCATCGATTCTCTATTCTGAATAGTTTTCTCACTTTTTTCATCATCAGGTTTTTCGTCTCTTCCTACTTCCCCGTTTCCACTTGAACTAGAACTCTTACTTCTACTAGCGAGAGCTTCCGCGTTCATAGTATTACTACTCATAGGTGGAATAAATACATTTACTAAATCAAGAACATCATTCTCAAAATAAGCATTAGCAAGAATTGAACTCTGACTTTGACCTAAAGCAATTTGAGGTAACATCTTAGAGTATCCTAATTGAGTTTGTTCTTTATATAATTTAGCCATATCTTGATAATTATATATAGTAGTAGTTAAAATCTGTGCTTTATAATAAATCTTTTTAGGTGTTCTATTAAAAGGCTTTAACAAATCATTTAAAAACGCTTCAAATTGTAATAATAAATTATACATATGAGCAGCGTCATTTAAAATAGATTTCTCAAGAGCAATATTACCATCAGTGTTAAATTGCATTTGAGATACACCAGCCTCATTATAAACTGTTCTTTCTACTTTTGATAATTCATCTGTTGTCGTTGTAGTATTTTTATCAGCCATATCCGCAACATCAACATCTGCAAAAGTAGTTAAAACATCAATACCTAAAGCATTTTGTAGCATTTTAACTGCGTTATTATGTAAAGCCTGTGCCTCATCGACATCAAAAATCAAATCTCCATTTTTATCCATAGGCATCTTCTGAATAATAATTTTTAACAACTGTTGTTGCATTTTCTTTCTATCAAGAGCCTGAGCTTCATCCAAATCAATAATTGCGGGAATTACAGATATAAATGCCGGATAATCATTATCATTAAGATTAAACTTTACACAATTCTCAGTTTCAAGTAAATACCATCCCGCAGTATCGCCTTGAAAATCTGGCTTTAATTTCCCTTCTTTATAAAGAACATAACCTTTTTTAAACTCTTGTGGAAATAAATTTAACATTCTCATTTTTTGGCTTGCATCTCTAAATGTATCATCAAAAAATTTCATATTAAATTCAACCGCAGGTCTTCCGTTCACAGAAAAACGAGAACGACAATATTTAGGCGGAAGTTCCTGAACTACCATTTTATCAGCCTGAGGAACTAAATATCCATAATAACAGCCATTCTTAATAACTTTTAAAGCAACCTCACCAAAAAATCGCTTTACTTCAAAATTATCAAGATATACTAATGCCTTATTAAATCCGTCTAATATTTTTTCCTGTTTTATACTATCAGAGTTTACATATGGAGTGATATACCAATCATATCTATATAAATAAGCCATATAACGACATAATCGTGAATAAATACCACTAGTCTTATAGAAAAAATTAGATATATCTCTCATAGTCTCATAATCGCCATTCATAATAGCTCTAAGTACTTCCGCCTTATCTCCTAATTTAGGATTAAGACGCTTGTAATTATCTGCCTCTAAAATAGCATTATCTAAAGACTTGACTCCAATCTTTATCTTTGAAAAATCGACCATATCACGAGGAGTTGAATATATGTCATCTTCTACAATAGAGGATACATTAGCATTCATGCTAAAACCCTTTTTCTTAATCTCTTCTCTTCTATTAATCAAGATAATACCCAACCTTTCTAATGATATTATACCAAAAATTTAGAACTTTGTCAACTTTATTTAAAATTAAATAAATTAATAGCCAGCCGCGCGCATGATATAATCATAATCTATTTTAGCTTCATCCCAGTATGGAATTGCAATAAGAGTAATTCCATGTTTCTGACAATACTCTCGCTTTTGCATATCATTAAACTGCTGCTTCCGCAATCCAGACATTCCGCCAAATTTACTTTTAGCTTCATAGTGCTGAATACCTTGATATTCTATTAAAAAATCTAATTCATCATTATCATCAAAGACAGCAAAGTCGAATCGAAGAGCTCTTCCATTAGTACTCACAAGTCCAGGAAAACTATATTCTTCTTTGAAATTTAAACCTGCTTCGGATAAAATTTCTTCTATCTTAATTTCTCCTCTACTAGCTCGCATTTTCTGCCTCCTTAATACACTAATATTTTAAAAAATCACCAATTCTCTTGATAACTTTTGACCATATCTTTTAAATCAATTTCAATTTCATTACCATTTGTTAAATGAAATCTTACATTTCCGCAACTAGTAACAAAAGCACTATCAACAACTGGCGAAGTTTTTAATAGCGCTTTCATTCTACTAATAGCCAACTCTCTATCTATTTCACTCATTATATTTACCTTGTTGAAAAGAACATCATATCACTAATATTGTGATGTTTTCTACGCTTTAATTTCTCTTCCTCTTGTTTAATATAATATAATCCATATTCAAAAGCAGAAAATTTATCTTTTCTAATACCTTTTGTTGATTGCTTTAAAATAATATTAACGCCTTCATTTTCTTCTACTAAATTTAACATTTGTTCTCTTAAAATAGTGGTTAAAGTAAAAGGTTTTAAATATTCCGCTCTCTTATTAGCATCCATTGCTTGACCTGTCTTAGTGCCCATTAATTTAGCCTTAGCCTGATTTTCGTCAATCAAAAATTTAATCTTTCCGCTAAAAAGTTGTGTTTGAACATAAGTATGAGCCTCTGTATTAATTGGAGCATTTGCTTTAATTAAATAAAGTGCATCTCTTTCCATATCATCTGTTCTAAACTTTTTATAAAATCCCTCTTCATCATTCATAGGTCCAAAAGGAGGATAATAAGAACCATCGACATCTTCTTGTGATTTAACCATATAGTCAATTAAACCAATACCAAGACCATTAGCATCAATAGCAATAGCTCTTGCCTTATATTTATAATATAGTTTTTTAATATTAATAGACTGCTGTTCAAAATGCTCTTCATCAAAAGTATAAATCATAACCAATGATTTTAAAGCACTTCCTTGCGGTTGCGGCGTTACTTTGAATACACAAACCTCAGTTGTACATCCTTTACGACCAACGTCAATTCCCAATACATAATAAGCAGATTTAGAACTTCGTCCACTCCACTCATATTCTGGTTGTAATAATACTCTATATTTATCAATACGCTCAGATGAGAAGAATGCATTTTCCGCATCTCCGCTCCATTCAGACTCATATTCACGAGCAAATGATGCATCATTATAAGTACCATCAAGTTTTAATTCTTCAATGAAACTACGCTGTAATAATTTTTCCATAACAGGAACTCGCCAAGTTCCGCCCAATACAATCGCTTCATCTGGTTCAATAATCTCTTGAATTAGAGTTTGAATTAATTTTTCATAAGCAAATGTATTTTTCCAACCCGCAGTAGTTACAAAAATTTGACTCTTATTAACTACTTCTTCTTCATGTCTAGAGCCATCAGGAAGTCGTCTGTTAACGTTCATAGTCGGAATAATTACTTCATTCAACATAGTTTGGTCTACAAGGATACACTCCTCAACTAATCCTCCAGTAGCACGCTTACCACGAGAAGATTGTCTAGCCGCCATAATATCAAGTTTGCTTTTGTTTTTAAATAAATACTCAACATTATCTTTAGAAGATTTAGATGCACCTCGACTCCAATCTATTTCATTCTTTAAACCTGGAATTAATTTGCATAATTCTTCTACTTTCTCTTTTGCAATTCCCGCAGCCTGTTCCTTACCGCCAGTAGTAACGAATAAGTGACTACCAGGATACAATACACATCTTATCATAAGAATTAAAACAGATAAGAATGATTTAGAATACGCACGAGGGAATGTGGCATATGCGTATCTATGTCGCATTACCGCTCTTAAAAATATTCTTTGATAAAAATATAATTGAAAATTCTCAGGATTATCTCCACATAAAAAATCTACAAAAATATCTGGATATTCACGCCAAAAAGCTATATATTGTCGTAATACTGGAACTTGCGCCTGAATACGCTCTTCAGATAATCCAACCTTTTTTACATTCTTAGCTTCAGAGAGTTCCATTAAATCTTTTAAAGCCATTTAATTTTCCTCCTCTGATTCTCCATACATTATTTTAATATCTTTTTGCTTTTGTTCATTAATTTCTTCAAAATATTCTTCATAATCTTTATCTTTTAATCCATCTACGTCATCTTCTTCAAAATCAAAATCATCTTCTTGCTCACGCATTTCCTTTTGAATTTGTAGTTTCTTAATAGAATCTTCAATTTGTTGACCAAAACCTAAATCTTGAGTAACTAATTTACGAACATAATTATTCATATCCTTTAAAGTAATATCAACTTTATCTTGCGGAATATCAGTCGCATAACGCGAAATGAAGCCCTCACGCTCACATATCGCAACTAATTCTCCTACAGAATCAACATAATCATTCTTAGATTCCTTATTTTGAGCCGCAGTAAACTTAGCAGATTTACGCAAAGTATCATAAACTCTTGAAAGAGTATTATATCCAGATACATCTCCGCAATCAATCGCTTGATTCATTTTTAAATAAGTCTTACAAATAAGAATAAGTGTACCTGTTGTATCAGAGTCTTGAATATCAAATGAGTTCATCATTTCATTATATTTTCGCTCTAATTCAACCCATTCATTTGGTTTATATAATCTACCCCACTTCATAGCAAGATACATTTTATCTTCAGTAGTTAATTCCGCGGCTGGGTCAATTAATTCATCCTCACTCATAAAATTATTTTCATTGTAAGGATTATTACTAACCTGGGGTGCAGGCCCGTACATCGGCTCCTCCGCGTGTTGAGTTTCTGTACTTATAAGCGTTTTATATTGAGCTTCTGAAATTTTACCTTCTTCATATTGCTGTTTAATTTCTGCTTCATAAGCCTTTTGTTCTTCTCTTAATTCTTCTGCTCGAGCCGCATTTTGTTCTCTTAATCTTTCGCCATCCGCCCATCCATAACCTTTCCACTGTTTCAATTTCATCTTTGATAAATATTTACCAAATACAGACATTCCATTCATTTTATTAGGGTCTCTTGCATAGGCTCTATCTCGTAATACATTCCACTCTTCTGGAATATATGGAACATCCATCTTTTCTAATAACCAAAGAAAAGTTGATTCATCAAAATTATCTATGTGCATAGTTAAACATTTCTTACACATTTCAGTTTTAGTACCATCTTTATAAGTATAAAACTGGTTTTCATCCATGCTCTTGCCGCATTTTTGGCAACTACAATTTCCCATAAAAAGTCTCCTTTCTTTTTAAATTTATTATATTTCCTACTATTAAATTAATTTAAAAAGCCCTTACTTTTTCTTATTTCTGCAACATTTGCATATACTGTAGTAGCCATCACGACTGGTCTTATTCTTACTAAAGAATCGGTTATGTGCTAATTTTATCTCGCCGCAACGAGAACATCTTTTCCATTTTCCATACTCTTGTGTAGTATAATACCACATTAAATAATCTTCTTGAGCTTGTTCTGCCAATAATTTAGGAATTTTATTTCTCCATAAAGAAGAAATATATTCTACTGAATGTTTAATTCTATGGTCACGATATAGCAAGTCTTGAATTTCAATATTTTGTTTACCATCTATTTTATAAATAAGTAAATCATAATATAATGGATATTTATCTTTTAAAGTGCGTTCTACCAAATTATCTAAATCTTCCATTAAATAGTATGAATCACTCCAGAATTTTCCATAAGAATCTTCTTTTAATTGCGAATAATTACACAATAATGCTGAAATATGTTTTGGATTTAATAAAGTAACAATTCCATCACTTTCTACTTCGCCATCTTCATTAATAGTAATTTTTTCATCTAAGTATAATTTAGAAAAACTCTTTGTTACATTCATCATATACATTGGCTGTCGATATGCACTTCTAATAACATACTGGTCTTGGCGCATTTCTATTAACTGTTTCTTTAATAAAAATTTCTTTTTACCAGTTGCCGCTTTCATTTGTTTTTCTACATCATCTATTGAATTGCGCAATGCGCGAAGTGGCGGAATTTCATCCAAATCTTTTTGAGTAATAGAAATTTTTGGCATAAAAATAATATTTTTATCATTTGCAATCATATTATAAATGCCATCTTCTCCATTTTCTAATTGTCCTGCTAATCCTTGAAAAGATGTTTCCCTCTTGTTGACAGTTACCATTCTATTATCTGTTAATATCTTTTTTTGTTTTCTTTCTTCTTTGTCCATTGCAAAAATTATATAATCTGCTAAAATTGTCAAATATCTATTAGTAAGCTGTTCAGGAGGCGTTTCATCAATAATTTTTTTAACTAATTCATTTCGCTCTTCGGGAGATTCGAGAGAATAATCTAATTTACGAGTAGGCTTAATATCTTCTTTTATTAACTGCTCTTCAATATTTTCATTCTCATCTTGATAATCTTCATCTATTTCATTATCATCTACATCTTCCGCAAGAACCAAATCTTGTTCATTTAGCTCTGTCATAAAAGCTCTCCTTTCTATCTCTTTTTTATAGTATAACACAATTTTTTTCTTTTGTCAAACTGGTTTAAATTATCTTTAATTGATTTCTTTAAAAATAAATGATATAATAAAATTAAGAAAAAAAGTAAAGTAGAGGAATTAGAGTATGGTATTAAATGCGTATGGCAGCGCAGTTTTAGGTAGTGAAATGGATTTCCCTATATGGGCAAGGCAACATAAAATGAAAAATCCAGTTGAAAAAGGTCATGTAAGTGAAGCAGTAGGTGAAACTAAGAAATATGATGAATTAATTGCAAATGGATATACTGTAACAGTAGACCCTTTTACTTCTCGTTGGGGAGATGGTCGAGAGACGCGTATGTACACTTATGTTAAAAGAGAGGGCGGGCCTGAGGCTGAAGAAAAATATAAAATAAACCAATTCTTATATCAATATATTTATATTGCTAATACTGTTGGTATTGACCTTGCAAATCATTGGGTAGAAAGTCTTAATGATGGATACCATAAAGAAGAATATATAAGAGCAATTAACAATAAACCAAAATTAGCATACTGTCAATTAAAAAATGAAAAAGGTCAATGCAAAATGAATTGTCCTTATTTTAATTGCGGATGTAAAATAACAGAAGTACAAGAGCTAGCATCTCAAACTATTATAGATACATATGAGCCTGTAAAAAGAGGAAGAAAGAGAGGTTTTTAAATGGAAGCATTAGAACAAGGTTTAGCATCATTAGGAAATGCTATTGGCACTATTGGTATTTGGACTGGTTTAGTAGCCCTTGGAATAATTGCCGCGACTACATTTTTAATATCCATAGATAAAATTACTTTACAAGACATAAAAGAACTATTTAGTAAAGATAGGAGATGGCGATAATGAAAATTGCAGTTACAGGACATCGACCACAAAGACTCAATGGGCAAGAGGCTATTGTAGGTCAATGGTTATACGATGAAATAAATAAACTACAAAAAACAGAAAAAATAACTGCCGCATATAATGGAATGGCTGCAGGTGCTGACCAAATTTTTGCTTTACAATGCTTAAAATTAAATATTCCCGTTTATTGTGTATTTCCCTATAATAGAAAGAAATATCATCCAGATGAAAAGTATATTATTGAGCGGGCTGCTGGTTCTATCGCTCTTCAGGACGAGTATTCCCGCGATTCATACTATAAAAGAGATTGTTATATGGTAGATAATTGTGATATTTTATTTGCAGTATGGGACGGCATTCCAAGCGGCGGAACTTATTTTACTATTGAATATGCAAAGAAACAAAATAAGCCAATTATCTATTTGCCGCAAGAAATTTTAAAAATTGGAAAGTTGGTATGAGAATCGTAATTCTAGGTCCGTGGAACTTTGAGCGGCTTTCCGCGACCATGGAAAAACTAATAACAGATAGTCAATGTTATCTTTTTACTGTTATATGCGGAGGAACAGATACAAATAATGCAAAAAATAGTATTGGCTATCAATGGGCAATTCAAAATGGAGCGCCAGTTGAGTTTTTATTTGAAGCGGATGGTGAGAAACTTTTAAACAAAATTGCCCAAACCGCAGACTATTTAGTATGTTATAATGATGGAAATAATCAATTTATTAAAAGATTGATTATGAAATTTAAAAGCCAAGGCAAGCATGGCACAGTAGTACAAGGAGAATAGATTAAATGATGAGAAATAAAGTATTAGTAATTAACGCAGATACAAGTTCAATAAATATTGAAGATACAATTAATCAAGAGCTAAATAAAGGATGGTTAATTGAATTATTCTATGAGGCAAGAGGAACAAGTAGTAATAAAATTATAGTAACTTTATATAGAGAAGATGAAAAAGTAACTATTAATAAGGAGAATAAGTAAAATGACTTTAGAAGAAAAAACTATTTTTGATGCGTTATCTAATATGATAACAAAAGGTTCACCTGAAGTTCCAGACATTGAGCAAGTCCGCACAGTTTCAAAAGCTAGTAAGATGACAAGAGAAAAGGTAGAATTAAATAGAGAATTAAATATTCTTACCGCTAAAATATATGCACGAGCATCTTGCGGCAACTTTAATTTAGGTGATAGTGTTTCTATTAGATATTCTGAAAATGTAGATGCGTTAAAAGATGCAGGTTATACTTTAGTACCTATTGAAAATAATCCTGATTTTTATGAAGTTAGTTGGGATGCGGCGGTCACCGATGATGGAGCTTCAAGTTCAGATGGAGAGGGCGTTGAAGTGACGACTTCCGCAGAATCTGGAATTGCTGGAGGAGATTTTGGTAGTTAAATATTTAGGTGACACTCTTCCTTTTGTTAAAAATAAAGAGTATGAGGCTAGAATTGCTTATGATGATATGGGTTATACTTATATTTCATTATTAAGTTATGGAGTTAATAAAATTTACGATGGAATTGAAGAATTGAAAAAGGAGTGGGAAATAATTGATAAGAGCTAAGTTTATTGGTGCAGATGGAAGTATGGGTTTCCGCAATGGAAGATACTATTGGATAAATATTGAAGAAGAAGAACAAGGTTCTAAGTGGGTATGGGTTAAAACTTTCTTTGGTCGCTCTTGTCCTTATGCTAGTATGAAATTATTACAGCAAAATTGGGATATTGCGAAGGAAAGAGGAGAGTTCAAACCAGGGAGGAGATAATGGTTTATACAAGCTATTTTGCAAAAATAAAAACTTTTCCAGCAAATGTTATTCCTGTGGCTATATGTGGAAAAAGTCCAGATTGGTATAATGGCTTAGAATATAAAAAATTAGCACCTAAGTATTCTTTTTTCAAAGTTTGGAAAGAAACTCAAGATAATGATTATTATGTTGAAAATTATAATAAGTTAGTTTTAGATAATTTAAGTGCTATGAAAACAGCTCAAGAAATACATATGCTATTACCTTATGAGATTAAAGAAAAAATGCAAAGTTCAATATGGTTAGCAAAAGATTATCATATTGTTCTTTTGTGTTATGAAAAGCCTGACAGTTTTTGTCATAGACATTTAGTAGCAAAATGGTTTAATGAAAATGGTTTTCCGATTGAAGAATGGCAATTTTAAAATTATCGTGTTTTAATTTTGAAATTGCATTTGGAGATTTTTTGGACGAGGCCAAATCATTTTCACAAAGTCAAAAAATTTTTTTCCCGAAATATACCCCCGGGTATTTTTTCTCTGGTATGTCAGGTTCTTAGGAAGTTATCTCGACACGCTTGTGAATAGATAGCCCCATTAAAATAAAGAACGCGGGAAGTCGCTTAATGTTACTATAAAGCTCAATAAATAGAGCGATAAAATTAAATAAATGATTTATGAGTTTGAATATAATTATCATTTTATTTAATGACTTAGTTCAAATTTTCTGTCTTGATTAGTTTTTTGCAATTCATTCGTAGGCTCGCGCATGACCGAAGCGAGCCGCGATTCTAGTCAAGTAGTAATGTTGTACAAATTTTCTACTAGATGTTTGTGCAATATTCCCTCACATTTTTTCCCGAAACCACTTGACACGTGGTTCATTCTGTGGTATATTATAATTACAGAAAGGAAAGAGAGGTAAATGACTATGATGATTACAAAAACTTTTGATTATAAGGGACAGATGGTAAACTATTATAACAAGGTTCGTAAGAACCCGCGAGTAAACTTCTGCTGTTGCTATTTATCTGCTACTCATGGTGCTTATGTTGTTGAGTATGAGTACAAAAAGTTGAGTTAAAAGGCTTGACATAAGCACACAATAGTGCTATAATAAAAGTATAAAGAAAGAGATAACAACAACATAAAAGAGAGGTTGATTAGTATGTTTAAAGAATATCAAGTAACTTTAATGTGTGAAACAGGAGAGTATAAACCTGTTAGTGCAATAGTAAAGGTTGATACTGCTAACATGGGTAAGTTTGCAAGTAAGGTAGAGTTCTTTGCGGACATCCGCAAGCAGGGTATCATAAAAATCTGCCAAAAGAGATATTGGACTAATGCAGATTTAAAAAGGTATCATTATACAAAGGTAAAAATGAGAGAGTATGACAAAGAAAAGATTGCAAAAGAGAACGCCGAAAGGTATGAACGCATAAAGATAGAGCGGGGTTGGGTAAAACCAAGCGAGACCGCAACAGAGGGAGAACAATAGTTCTCTCTTTTTTGCTTTTGTTGATAACATAAAAAATTTATGGTATAATATTTATATAAAGAAAACAAAAGAATAGAGAAAGGAGCAGAACCAATGAAGTTAAGTTTGAACGAGATAACAGCGTTAAAACTTGTACTTGAGTTTGTATCTGTCAAGGACTTGCTTACATCTGCAATGAATAATTTTGCAGAACAAAGCGACGTTCATTCTAAAGACAATGCAGACCTTTGTTTTAAAGCTATCACTTCATTTCTGAAATAATTCAGAGACCGTACACGTTCAATGTGCGGTCGGTTCACTCCATAGTAACATACAGCCAGATTTTTTTCTACAAAAACTCTGGCTTTTCACTTGACAAAGTTATCCCATAATGGTATAATAAGTGTATCAAATGAAAGAGAGGTAAACACAATGGCAATGATGTATACAGATAGAGAAGCATTTGAGAGAGTGAAAAGATTTTTAGAGGTTAATCAGTATGATTTTACCTATTCAATCAGTAATGGATTATTTTACATTAAAATAACTTAAAAAATTTTAAAAAAACTATTGACAAATAGCCAAACCAGTATTATACTTAATGTATCAAATGAAAGAGAGGTAATTATTATGACTTTTACAATTTTTAAAGCTTCAAATTACAAATACAAAGAAACAAGAGATTTTGCAACATTAGAAGAATTAAAGGCATTTCAAATTGATGCGGGTCACTCATTGGTTATTGATTTTGAGGAATCTAAAATTTGGATTTATGATGATTAAATAGAATAAAAAAAAGAGGTAAAAAAAATACAATTTTTAGGGTGGTATAACCACCCTTTTCTTTTTGACGGCGCGTGCACTGTCGACCCGCGCCGAATTTGCGCAATATTATATTATACCACATTTTTGTTTCGTTATCAATGGGCAAAATACACAAAGATTGACTCCCGAAATTGTACAATATTTTATTTAAAAAATTTTAAAAAAGGCTTGACGTACTCACAAACCTATGCTATAATGTATTTACAAGGTAAGGAAAGAGAGGACAAAAGCAATGACAAAGGAAACAATGATTAGAAATTATAGAAAATATAGTGCGGCTGATAGTTACATTTTAGGCTTTATTTATAAGCATGAGGTTTATGCGGTTATGGTTGATGAAATCGCTCCTAGATATATGAGAGTAGAACACGAAAGCAGTAAAAAAGGCGGTTGTGCAAAATTACAGTTGCGGTTGCCACAAAACTATCAAAAGCAGTTAATTAAAAAAGGTGCGGTTGTTATCGGTTCTGAAAATATTTTAAATGGCGAGTATAACAAAGGCGTTGAATTTGAAAAAATTATTTCAGAAATGAACGGTCAAGAGTTTAGAGGTAAAGACAATGTACCTTTCTATGTAGCAGGCGATTTAGAAATTTCGGGGAAACAGGTACAAGTAAAATTTAATGGTGCTCAAATCGTAGTAGAAAGAACGCTTGAAAAATTGAAAAAAATTTCAAAAAGTGCTTGACAAATAGTTACCCGTATGGTATTATAATTATAGAAAGAGAGAAAGAGAGGTATTCAAAATGAATAAAGTTTTAGTATTTGACATGGACGGAACAATCGCAAATCTGTATGGTGTAAATGGTTGGTTAGAAATGCTTAGAGCAGAAAATGAAAAGCCTTACAAGGTAGCCGAACCTATGTACGACATGGATGTATTAGCAAGTATTTTAGGACTTTTAAGAATGTGCGGTTGGTCGGTTGTAGTTACAAGTTGGTTGGCAAAAGATAGCACAAAAGCCTATGACGAAAAGGTTAGAAAAGCAAAAAAAGAATGGCTTGCAAAATATCAGTTTCCTTATGATGAAATCCATCTTGTAAAGTATGGCACAACAAAAGCAAATTGCACACGCAAAAAAGGCGGTTTTCAGATTTTAGTTGATGATAACGAAAAAGTTAGAAAAGGTTGGACTTTAGGCGATACAATCAACGCAAATGAAAATATTATTGAAAAGTTGATTGATTTACTTGTTGCGGAGTATGACTAAAAACTCCGCAACAAAATTTTAAAAAATCTATTGACAATAGAAAAATAACGTGCTATAATAAATGTATCAAATGAAAGAGAGGTAATAAAAAATGGAAATGGATAGAATGATTGATGATGTAATTAGAAAGTTTGGTTTTGAGGCTAGACAGACAATCGGCTTCTGCGGAATGGTTGAGGAGTGCGAAAAGGGTAACCTTGAATTTGACAGAGTAAAAGCTAGATATGAATGGCTTATGGAGCGGTAGAAAACCGCTCTTTTTTTATTTGGATTGCGGCGGGCCGCGCACGGTCTTCGCGCGGCCGAAATTCCATTATATCATAGTGCCAGCAGTTTTGTCAAGCGATTTCCGCAGAAATATTGCACAAAGATACTTCCCGAAATTTGGTTAAAATTACCTATTGATTTTTAATAAAAATTTTGCTATAATGTATTTACAAGGTAAGGAAAGAGAAAACAACAAAAACAAAAATAAAAAAAGTTGAAAAAACTCTTGACAAACCTAAACAGAGGTGTTATAATAAAGATACAAGATAGGAAAGGGTGTCGAACCTCTAACAAGTACAGATGATAGATTTCTTGACAAAGAGGTCGATTGTTTCGGAAAAGAGGTTCAGCTTTTTTAAAAAATAATCCTAACAAATCTAAAAAAACACTTGACAAAGTAAACAAGGTATGGTACAATGAATGTATCAAAAGAAAGAGAGGTAATGATTATGAGCAAGACAGAATTTTTAACAAAGTGGAGAAATGACAGAGATTTCCGCTATGATATGAGAAAGAGAGGGATTATGGTAGTACAGAACAATGTTATCTTCTTTAATCCCGATGGTACAGTAAAGGCGGTGGCAGGGGCTTACATTCAGTAAGCCCACCGCAAGAAAAAAATAAAAAAGTTTTAAAAAAACTCTTGACAACTAAATAAAGAAATGATATAATAAATATATCAAAAGAACAAAGAAAACAAATTTTAAGAAAGAAAGAGGTAATGAATTATGGAAAAGAAAATGACTAAGAGAGAGTATTTCGCACTTGTAAAGGAAATCGTATCTGCAAGCGGTGACGCAAGGGTTGAGGAAATCAACGCCTTTATCGACCACGAGGTAGAACTTCTTAACAAGAAGTCTGCAAAGTCTGGCGAAACTAAGACGCAGAAAGAAAATGTTGAGGTTATGGCAAAGATTAAGACTGCACTTGCGGAAGTCGGCAAGGCGGTAACCATTACCGAGTTACAGAACGCTTCGGCTACTATGGCAGAGTACAGCAATCAGAAGTTGTCTGCACTGCTCAAGAAGTTGGTAGACGCTGGCGAGGTGGTAAAGACCACTGAAAAGAAGAAGTCCTACTTCTCCCTTGCGGAGTAGTAGGCACCCCAAAAGGGGTTAGAGTGTAAGGCTCCCAAATTGGGAGCCTTTTTTTTATTTGGCGGCTCGCGTGCGGTTGCCGCGAGCCGAATTCATGTCAAGTGGTAATGTTGCACAATTTTTCCGCCAAAACTTTGGTTATTTTGCTACTTGACCAACTCCCGCAACGGTGCTATAATGTATTTACAAGGTAAGGAAAGAGAGGTAATAAAAATGGTAAATATAAATAATCTTCCAAATTACGCTATGGAGTATGAATTTATTGTTGTTCGCAAGTGTGATGACGAATTGTGGTTTTATGGGGCTTATGATAGTTGCTTTACCGCTTACAAGGTAGCGGAAGAAATCGGAAATGGTATAGTGTGCCACAATTTAAGAGCACACTAATCAAAAAAGTAGTTGACAAACGCAATCTGAAATGCTATAATATATATAACAAGAGAAAGAGAGGTATAAAGTTATGACATTCTTAATCACTTTTATTATTTTATCTATTATCAATGTGGTATTTTCCACAATCCGCTCAATCACAACTATCAAGAGCGGAAAGACTATTGCAAGTCTTATCAGTGGCGGTTATTTCGCTTTTTACAACATTATGCTGGTTTACACTGTTTCAGATTTTCCAATGTGGGAAAAGTGCTTAATCACTTTTATCTGTAATGTTATCGGTGTCTATGTAGTAAAATTCGTAGAAGAAAAAACTACAAAAGACAAGTTATGGAAAGTTGAATTGACAGTCAGAGCGGAAAGAACAGATGTTCTGGCTAGACAGTTAAATGAATTGTCAATCCCTTTCAACTACATTCCTAATGTTGGCAAGTGGACAGTATTTAATATCTATTGTGCTACACAAAAGGAAAGTAGTTTTGTGAAAGAATTAGCAATCAAACACAATGCAAAATTCTTTGCTACTGAAAGCAAGCGGTTATAATACCGCTTGCAACGGGCAAAAAAATTTAAAAAAACTATTGACAAATAAAAAATATAATGATATAATAATTATAGAAAGAAAGAAAGAGAGGTAATTGATTATGAGAAAATTAGTTTACATTGTTAATGGAGTTGAAACCACATCTTACGAAAAGGCTAGAGAGTTACAGCCGATAGGCGAACTTGAAACAAGGCTTGACGAGATTAGAACCTCTGTAAAGGTCAATCCCGAAACATTGCGGAAGCGTCAGGAGTATTTCGCAAAGCGGAGAGTCGAGAAAAGAGCGGCAACCGCAAACTAAGCATAGAAAGCAGAGCAGAAATGCTCTGCTTTTTTTCGTCGCGGCGTGCGCGTTCCTTGCACGCCGAATTTTTAATTATACCATGCCGCCGCGATTTTGTCAAGCGAAAAATGTGAAAAAGTTGCACAAAAATTTCTCCCGAATTTTGTGCAATATTACTACTTGCTTTTGTGGTGTAATGGTGCTATAATGTATTTACAAGGTAAGGAAAGAGAGGTAAGCACAATGGGAATGGAAAAAGCTATTGCAAGCGGTAAAGAGCATAGAAAACCATACAGAGGTTCAAAGGCTATTGATTGCACTTGTAGAAATCATGGCTCTTGTGGTTGGTGCTTAGGAAATAGAATGTATAAATATCAAAAAAATCTTGAAAAAAGCCTTGACAAACTTGAGGAAATGGGCTATAATGTTAATAGAAAGAGAGGTAATCAAGTATGAAAAAAGAATTTTTTATGGTAATTGATACAGAAACCGCAAATAGTGTAGAACAGCCTTTACCTTATGATATTGGCTATGCTATATGCGATAGATATGGAAATATTGAGGTTGCAAGAAGTTTTGTAGTCGCTGAAATGTTTTGCGATAATAAAGACCTTATGAAATCCGCATATTTCGCTGAAAAAATCCCGCAGTATTGGGAAGATATTAAAAGCGGTAAAAGAGAGTTAAAAACTTTTTATAATATCCGCAGACAGATTAAAGAAGATATGAAAAATTATGGAGTGTCAAAAGTTGGTGCTTATAATATGGGTTTTGATAAAAGAGCATTAAACAATGATACAAGATATATTACAAAGTCTTTCTTGCGGTGGTTTTTTCCTTATGGCACAGAATTTTTCTGTATTTGGAATATGGCTTGTGATACAATTCTGAATAGACCGAGTTATATTAAATATGCTTTAGAAAATGGTTTTGTTTCCGAGGCTGGTAATATTCAGACTTCCGCAGAGTGTGCATATAGATACATCACAAAAAATGCTGATTTTGTAGAATGTCACACTGGTTTAGAAGATGTCTTGATTGAAATTGCAATTATGGCATACTGTTATAGACAGCACAAAAGTTTTGATAACTCTATCAATTCGGCTTGTTGGCGAAAAGTACAGAGAGCAAGAAAAGAAATGGAGTTAAAACAAGTGTTTGCTTAGGCGAACACTTGTTCGGAACGTGCCACACTTTCCGCATAAAGTCAAGAAAAAATTTTTTTTTAAAAAACTGTTGACAATTAAAAATAAAAATGCTATAATAATAATATCAAAAGGAAAGAGATTTGAAAAGCGGAAATAAAAAATAAAATAAAAAAATGCTTGACAAATTAAAATCCTTATGATATAATAAATACATAAAGAAACAAAGAAAACAAACAAACAAATTTCAAGAAAGAAAGAGGTAATGAATTATGGAAAAGAAAATGACTAAGAGAGAGTATTTCGCAATCTTAAAGGCTATGGTTGAGCAGTCCGACATGGATAACAAAGAGGGTGCTATTGCATTTATCGACCATGAGGTTGAGTTACTCAACAAGAAATCCGCAAAGAGCGGAGAAACAAAGACACAGAAAGAAAATGCTGAAATCCTTGTAAAGATTAAGGCGGCTCTTGTAGAGGTTGGAAAACCTGTCACTATTACAGAGTTGCAGGGTGCAAGTGCTGAAATGGCACAGTATAGCAATCAGAAACTTTCTGCACTGTTAAAGAAACTTGTCGATAATGGCGAGGTTGCGAAAACTACCGAGAAGAAAAAGTCCTACTTTTCGGCAGTAGAGGGCGAGTAATCGCCCTCCCCAAAAGGGGAAATAATTTAAAAACTTGTTGACATTCTAGTAGTTATCTGCTATAATGAATATAGAAAGAGAGGTAAAGCGTATGGATAAAGAGAAATTGATTAAACAGATAATGAAAGAATGTGCTGATGATGGCGAGCCAGTCACAAGAGAGGAAGCCGAAGAAATGGCGGAAATGGAAATCAAAGCCAAAAAAGATTGTCGGCGGTATGAGGTAGACACCACAAAAGAAAGAAAGACCGCAACAAGAGAAAAGAAAGTTGATGAAGAAAAATTGCGGTTGGTGGAGTTATTAAACTATTGTTTACTTGAACCTTCTGCGGTTGATGATGACTTACCATTCAGAATTGAAAATGTTTCGGTGGTCAATGACCAGAAAGAAATTGTGTTCAATGTGGGCGAGAATGATTACTCGCTGACGCTGACAAGACACAGAAAAAAGAAATGATTTTTAGACAGGTTTCCTTGGTGGAAACCTGTCTTTTTGGCGGCTCGCGTGCGGTTGCCGCGAGCCGAGTTTGCAGATAATAGTAATGTTGCACAATTTTTCATTGAGATTTTTGTGTATTTTGTCTATTGCCAAGTTCCCGAAATACTGTTATAATGTATTTACAAGGTAAGGAAAGAGAGGTAATAAAAAATGATTTGTAGAGCAGATTATGATAAAGAAAAAACTTGTATTGGAGTTTGTGAACTTAAAGCTTGCATTTGCTATGTTAATTGCGAATGGAATAATAAAAAATATGAATTAAAACCTATTGACAAAACAAAAAAATAATGTTATGATAAATATATCAAATGAAAGAGAGGTAGTAACTATGAAGATTAGTACAGTAGTAAAAACAGTAGGCGGTCAGAATGTATTAGTTGATACTTGTTTCACTCTTGACCATGGTTATGAAACAATGGTTTTCCCTTGTAAAGCGAATGGGGAAGTTACCGATTGGGGAGATTTGGACATGGACTTATATCCTAATGCGGACGCCGCGAGAGTTGGACATTATGGAATGTGTGAAAAGTGGGCTGGTATCACTATAAATGATGATTATGATATTTTAGATTGGGAATAGGAGGAATTTAAAATGGTAGTTGCAATTTATGCTTATGAGCATCAGTATGGTAGTTTACATGGTATTTATTCACGAGAAGTTATTGAAGTGGATAATATTAAGGACGCCGAAGAATACGCTGTGGAAATGTCGGAAGATGTAATGGGTAGTTATGGCGATATTATGGACGAGTTTTATTCACAGGCAGAGGATGAAGGCTTAGAGGAAGGCTCTGCGGAATATGATGAATTTATTTCAGAGTGTATTTCAGAAAATGTTGAATATGAATTATGGGAAGTATCTGATTGCTATGATACAATCGAGCAGATGTCAGAAGATTTCTATAATAGTCCTGATGAATTTATTAAGGAGCATTGTAAAGAGGTTGAGTAATCAACCTCTTTTTTTCGTCGCGCCGCGCACGACCTTCGCGCGGCGCTTTTGCCTAACCTTCTAGTATAGCACATTTTTTGTCCGCTGTCAAGTGGTAATTTTAGCCAAATCTAGTTCCCGAAATTTGGTAAATATTCCCTATTGATTTTTAAAAATTTTTTTGCTATAATATATATATAAAGAAAAGGAAAGAAAGCAGTGAAGTCAAGGCACTGAAAAAATTCCAAAAAAAAAAAATTAAAAAAAGTCTTGACAAATAAAAATGCTTATGTTATAATAAATACATAAGAAAGAGATAAAAAAGAAGTCAGCACTCAAAAAACTCTTTAAAAAAAATAAAAAAAATGCTTGACAAGTAACAAACCTTATGATATAATAAATATATCAAAGGAAAACAAAAATATTAAAAAGAAAGAGGTAATGTATTATGGCAAACAAAATGACAAAAAGAGAGTATTTCGCAA